GGTTGTGGCTCGATCATAGGGGACTCAGCGGCGGACATCGTGGCGGTGGGAGCGAGCGGGGGCCGCGCCGTCGATCCCGATCTCGCGCCAACGCTCCTTCCGCTCCTTCCGCCGCTGGGCTGCGTTGGGGTGATAGCCCTTCAGCGAGTAGAGGTGGAGCGCCAGACAGGCAGCCATGACCCGGTCGTCGTTCGTGCCGTCCTGCGCTCGCGGCGAGGGGTTCGACTTGGCCCGGACGAACGTGCGACATTCGGCAACGAGGCCCGGTGACATCCACGGCAGGGAGCGTTCCCGGATCGCCGCGCCGAGCGCCGAGATCACCTGCGGTCGCGTCTTCGTGTTGATCGGGAAGCCCCACTGGGATGCCTCGGGCGCGTCGAGCTTCGTCTGCTCGCGGTGGCGGTAGAGGTTGCGGTAGGGCGGACGGCCCCGATCCTGGGAGCGCAGGTTGATGATCACTGGCTCGCCGTAGCCGCCGCCCATCTCGACCGCCAGCAGGGCGTCGTTGAAGTAGCGGCCCAGGTAGTAGAGGTCGGTGCCGAACAGGTCGGGGTCGATGGAGGCGTGGTACTCGGCAGCCAACTCCATGTTCGTGAAGTCGATGACGTAGGCGGCGCTGAAGTCCGCTGCTCGCCCGGTGGCGACATCCGCCGCGAGGCCGTAGCGGCGCTCGGGGATCGGCTCCCGGTAGATCCTGATCGGCCCGTTCGGGATCTTCTCGACTCGCGCCCGTCCCACCTTCTCCACGATCTTCATCCGGTAGAGCGGGATCACCTTCTCCTCGCCCCGGTTGCGCTTGGCGTACTCGTTGATCGCCTCCACGTCGTACCAAGTCTCGCCCGTGTTGATGAAGGCGTCGTCGGGGTCGGTCGGGTACTGCTCGGCGCGGTCGTTCGGTGGTAGCGCGTTCGCCTTCGTGTCGTACCACTCCTGGTCGCGCAGCGGATGGAGTGACCACGGCAGGAAGTTCGCGTTGATCCCGAGCGTGTCGGCGTTGACGTAGAGGTAGTGGAAGTAGTTGCCCTCCCCGGTGTTCGGGTTCGACACCCCGTTGGCGGTGGAGATCACGATCACCCGGCCTCCGCCGTCGATGGTCGGGAAGGTGGACTTCCAGGTCGGCTGGGCGTACTCCTGGCGGCTGTACTCATCGAGGATGACGAGCGTGGCTGTCTCGCCGTGGCCTGCCGTCGCCGTTGCAGGCATGGCAAGAATGGATGACACGGTGCCGTCCGCGTCCGCCCACTGGATCTCGGTGGTGGGCCGGATCCCCCGGCTCGGCTTCACGACCGTCCTGCCGTTGCGGAGATGCTCGGGGACGCTGCGCCACATGTCCCAGATCCGGTTCACGACCTTGACCGCCTCGACCTCGTTGATCGAGATGATCAGCGTCCGCGCCCCCGTCTGGAAGAGCGAGTACCAGAGCGCGAGGCCAGCCGCGAGCCACGTCACCCCGATCTGCCGCGCCTTCAACTCCAGCGAGCGGTCGTTGGCGAGCCAGCCGTCCAGCACCGCCCTCTGCCAGTACCAGCCCGAGTCGGGTTCGTTCAAGTGGAACTTGAACTGCTCCCCCGTCTTGGCGTCGAGGCAGGTGACCCGGTCGAGGAAGTGGGCCGGGTGGGCGGCGGCGTCCCGGCGCTCGATCTCCATCTCCAGCAGCCGAAGCTGCACCCGCGCCTCGATCTGGGCGAGAGGGCTGACCTCGGTGCTAGTCACCGAGGCACGTCCACAATCTCACCTGTCCCCCGGGCGAGTTGAGGACAAGCTCGCCTTCGCTGTACCCGCTCGGGCAGGCGAGTCCGGCTGGCCCGGTGGCGCCGACAGGCCCCGCTGGGCCGACTGGGCCAGCAGGCCCGACCGCACCAGCAGGCCCGGGTGGGCCAGGAGTTCCCACCTCGACCGTGACCGTTCGCGCCGGATCCCCGACAGCGGCGTTGAGCGCGGTTGCTCCGAGCGCCCCTGCGGCGGCGGTGAGAGAGAGCGCCCCGTAGAGCAGGAGTCTAGGGGGCGCCCTCATCGAATCCTCGCATCCGCTCCTGATGGAGCGCCACGTTCGCGGCCTCCGCCTCCTGCCACGCTTCCTTCAGCCGCTCCAGGCACTCCTTCTCGGCGTCGGCCTGGGTGGCGGCACGGGTGCGCTTCAGCGCGGCCCATCCCGCCAGTACACCTGCGAGCGCGGAGAGTAGAGCGGCAAGCGCGAGGATCAGATCGTGCCACTCCACACCTCACCGCTAGTGATCCTGGAACTGCTTGCGGATCGTCGGGATCCCCGACACCGAGTAGTTGTTGCCGTGCTTCAACTCCTTGCCCTTGCCCCAGAGGTTCTCGACGTTGATCCCGGCGTGAAGGTGGGGCGTGTAGCCCGAGAACTGGCCGACCTTGCCGACCGTCGCTCCCTTACCGATCACCTTGCCTACCGCTGGCGCGGACACCATGTGTCCGAACCAGTAGCGGATCCCGGAGGCGAGTCCCTCCAGGTAGCAGGCATCCCCGGGGGAGGATGACGAAGCCTTGTAGACCTCGACCTTCTCGGGGGCGATGATCGTGCAACCGGGAGTCCAGACCGTGTCGGTGGCCGGGAAGAGCGCGATCCCCGAGGTGGCGTGACTGAGCGCGAAGTCGAGCAGCGAGGCTCCGCCCTTCTCCAGGGGGCCGAGATCCGGCACCTTCTGTCCCTGCATCGAGGCGTACTCGGTCTGCACCTGATTGATCGCCACCGAGTCGAGGGCTTGCTCCCCCTTGTGGGAGCCGCTCTTCACGACTGCCGCCCGGATCTTGTCGTAGCGCCCCGTCGCGTACCCGTTCTTGCCTGGATCCCACTCGTCCAACGCTCCTTCCAGCTTCTTGTTGAAGAGGTTGTCCCACTTCTCTGGCTCCCAGGGGAGGAAGCCCAGGCGGGACATGGCCCTCTTCAGGGCCAGAGCGGTGTTGCCCTTGTGCTTGCCGTCCCCTTCCACCGAGTACGGCCCGGTGTAGGGGAAGTCGGTCTTGCTGATGGTTGCCATCAGTCCTCGATCCCGAAGGTGAAGACGGTGGCCTTCTTGGCCCACATCGACGCCTGCTCCAGGTTGGTCATCGCCAGCGACTTGAAGCGCGAGTTGGGCAGCAGGTCGAGTGTCTCGGCCACCCCCTTCATCGCCTCGGTGATGTCATCGAGCATCACGCCCTGCGCCTCGTTGGGCGCCCGGTTGCTGAACAGGTCGTCCATCAGGCTTCGGGCGTCGGCAGCGATGCGTCGGGCGTGTTGCGAGCCTCCCATGCTGCTTCGGCGGCGACGATCCGCTCCTGGATCGACCCGGCGCAGGTGGCGGAGCAGAAGATCTGCTCGCCCGTCTGGATCGGCATGGCGAACGGAGTCGGCCCGTCCTTCGTCGTCGGCGGCGTGTGCTGCGTCGTCGCGTTGACGCGGATCCAGTGGTCGTAGGACTTCGGATCGGGGAGATCGGTTCCCGGGCAGGCCGGGTTGTCGCACTCGATCTTGATCACGGTCTTGCTGGTAACACCCATCTCATCCCTCCAGTGTCGGCTGTCAGGGAGAGTCTACGCTGCCTGTCGGGTGGATCCTCCGCAGCCGGGGCAGGTGAACCCCGGCGTGTGCCGTTCGCGCAACATGCAGGCGGGTGCGAACGTGATCCCCACGCTCCCCTGACAGTAGGCATCGACGGCGAACCGGACGAGGTCGCTGACGGTCAGGTTGCGGTCTGTCGCGTACCGCTCGTAGAGGGTCATCTCCTGGGCGGTGGCCCTGATCACCAGTTGCTTGTTGCGGGTGGTCACTCGCTCAGGTGCCGCTCAGGCTCGGCGGCGTAGGGGCGCTGGTGCTTGGCCTTCTCGACATCGAGGCAGCGCCACCAGAGGGACTTCGGGCAGGTGTCGCGGGAGCAGCGGTTCCAGGTGAGGTCGAACCAGACGCCGTCCGAGATCCGCTGCTTGTGTTCGTTGACGGCCTCAATCTTGTGCAGTCCGATCCGGCAGAGCAGGTTCACCGTCCGATGGTAGGGGTAGAAGGAGGAGCATGAACCTCACCTTCCAGGATGTCATGCTCGCCCTGATCGCTGCCGCGCTGATCCTGATCTTCTGCTTCGGCACGAACACGGTCGGCTAGTTCCTTCATCTCCTCCGAGGTGAAGCCGTGCCTCTCGTCGCAGGCGATGGGGTAGGCGCCGCACGGGCAGGGGGTGCCGAAGTCTTCGACCGCCCGGGGCCGCTTGCACCCGAGGCAGTACCAGCCGGATGTCCAGTGGTCAGGCATGAACGACCTGGAACTCTTGCAGGAGAGAGCGAAGCTCTTCGATCTCCTTCCGGGCTTCGGCAAGCTCGGCCTCCAGGGCCTTCTTCTCCTCCCCGTAGGCGGCGATGTCCCTGATCCGCAGCTTCTTCTGGGCGGACTCGCTCATCCGGTCGTCCACACTTCCCGCTCGTCCCTGACCTCCCATAGCTGCATGACATGATCCTGCTCGGGCAGGTTGACGTAGAAGCGAGCCTCGGGGAGCAGCATCCCGACGCAGATGTCTGGTGGCAGCAGCCTGTACCGCGCCACCTTGATCTCGTCCCAGGTGGGGTGCCGTGAGGGGGTGGAGATCGTCAGGTGCCAGAGCAGTTCGTGGTTGCGCCCTGCTGGCTCCTGGCCGACGAAGATCGAGCATGGCCCCATCGTGTAGAGCTTCAGCGTTGCCGGGTCGATGCCCTGCCGTCGCATCGCAAGGGAGACACTCGACGGCATCACCGCCTCCACGATGGGATGCTCCTTGAAGCCGGGTTCGACGGTGCCGGGGATGCCTTCGATCTCGCGCACCCGCTCGCGCTTCTTGACGGCCCCCTGGCTCACGGGAACATCTCCTGGAGCGCCTGCCGGATCCCGCGAGCTTCGACCGACTTCTGACCCCGCAGCATGGTCAGCAGCTTGTCGCGCTCGTTCTGGTCGAGCCAGAGGGGCGCGGTGGAGACATAGCCGCCTTCGATCCGCTGCCACCTCTCGGCTGCGGCGTGGAGGGCGCGAACGGACACGATGGCCTGCTTGATCAGAAGCCCTTCAGGCCATCCCTGGGACTGGAGCGTCATCAGGAACCCCCTCAGATCGTCAATGTCGAGGTTGGGCGGGACGAACTCCTCGCCCGAGTCGTGGGTGCTACTCATCGGTGATGTCCTGGACGAGCGCCCGTCGTGCGGTGAAGGGCGCCTCGTCGCAGCGGGACTCGGGCAGGTCGCGGATCACGGTGAGGGCGTGTACGAGCGCCTCCCTCCGCCGCTGGAGCCTCTCGACTTCGCGTTCCAGGTCGATCCGCTCGGCCTGCTGGATGTCTTCCCGGGTCAGGGTCATGCGTTGAGGTGGATGATGGGCGAGAACTCGCCGTAGGAGATCTCTTCGATGTAGCCGCCGCGCACCTGGAGGTCGGCTTCGCAGACGGGGCAGGTGAAGACCTGACCCTGGTGGGGGCGGTCGAGGACAAGCAGGGCCTCACACTCGGGGCAGTCTGCGACGGCCACGTCCACGCTGTCGATTCTCTCCATCCCGATCACCTCTTCTTCTTCGCCTTCTCACGTTCTGCCTTGAACTGCTGCCGCGACGGTGCGGCGACGGAGTCCCGTGCTGCCTGATGGAGCGCCGCCTGATGGAGGGCGGATCCTCGGAAGCCGTCTTCCCCCCAGGTGCCGATCAGAATCCGGGCGGTGGCCTCGTCGGAGCGCCGCATGGGCGGGTGCGCCCAGATGGCGGCGATGTCGTAGGGCAGCGGCCCCCGGAAGTAGTGGTCGCCCTCGATGAAGTCGGCCATCTCCCGCGTCAGGGCGTGACCCTCTGGGACGGGCGGCTCCTCGTCGGGGTCGGCCTCGACGGCCCCGAGGATCTCATCCAGGGAGGCGGCTGTCGCCGGGTCGCGCACCGTCATCCCGTGGGAGGTGATCGCCTCCTCCGCCTCCTCCGCCTCCTCCGCCTCCTCGGGTTCATCTCTCGCCGCAGGCGACGGATCTGCGCTCGCGCCAGACCCGTTCTCCGCGAACAGGAAGTCCTCGTCCTCGCTCATCCCTTCACCCCCTTCGCCTCATGGTGTTCGACGTACCGGACGATCAAGCTCTCCACCTCCGCCTGAACCGAGGTGTCACGGTTGAAGCAAACCTGCCTCAACCGCCGCCTCAGATCGGGGGGGATACGCACCGTCACCTGGACGGTATCCCTCTTGTCAGGATCCATGCCAGCATCATGTCACACCAGCAGGACAGCATGGGGGGGTGCCATCATCATGGTGGGGGGTGAATCGTGGGTGGGTGGGGTGCGGGTCTGACTGCGGAGCGCCGCGCCCCGCGCTCCGGGGGGGTGGTACCCGCCGCGCCGCGCTCGGGCCGGATCTGATCGCCTCGACCCGACCTCGACCTGCTCTAGAACGGCTCAACCATGCGGCTTTGAGGCGTGGTGGGGCGTGGTCGAGCGCAGCCCTCCTCCCCACCCCTCACGCATGGTGCGCGGCCCCTCCTGCCCCCCTCGCAGGGGGGGGCGTGGTCGAGCGGGGCCAGGGCGCCACCCACCCCGCCCCCTGCCCCCGTCTGTACGCCCTGCCTGCCTGCCCAGCCTGCTCCCCCGCCTCCGTGCCTACCCCCGTGCTGATGAGCAGCCCGAGCGCATGGAGGGATCGAGAGGCAGCCCCCAGCGGTCAGGCCGTGGCCCCCGCCTTCCGCAAGGCATCCCGGGCAGCGATCAGCGCCCCGTAGTCCATCGAGTCGATCTCCTCGACCGTGGCCGGGAGCGTCACCTCCAGGCTCTCCTTCGGACGGCCCAGCGCCTGATCGAGCCACGGCAGCAGCGCCGTCCTCGCCGCCCTCCGCGTGGCAGCCGGGGCATCGAGGTCGAGCGCATCATCGAGGATCGCCCCCACCACCTCCCGCACGTCCCCCGCTCGCTCCTGGAACACCCGGCTGATGATCGCCCTCGTCCCCAGCCGCGCTTCAGCGTCAAGCTCCGCTGCTCGCTCCTTGCTGCGCTGGATCGCCGCCGCCTTCGCCTTCCCGCCTACTGCGGGATCCGCCAGCCCCGAATGGAAGGCGCAGCGAGGGCCAGTCGAGATCGCCCACGCCCCGCAGCGTCCCCCCGCCTTCGTGGAGTCCACGCATTGACGCTTCCCGTCCGAGCGCAGGGCCGGGTCGGGCATCGAGGCGTCCACGCTGGGATGCATCCCCTGTCCGCCCTCGATCACCGTCAGATCCGCCATGCCCCTGATTCTATGCGGGATCGAGGCCCCGTGGGGGACTGGCGGCGCCCAGGTAGATGTTTGGACTTTGTAAGGGTTTGCCCGTTCCGCCGTCACGGTGGCACGGCGGCATGTACCGTCGTCCCAGCGACACCGAGTACCGCCCCAGTTGAAGGGCGCTAGGCCCGGAGATCGCCCCCCAGCTTCACCGGGGAGATGCCAGTCCCAGGCGCTACGCCCGGACGCTGACGAACCCCAGAGGTGTTGAGCCTCGCGGAACTCCGGTTCCAGGGTGGCCCAGCCTCATCCGGTAGCCGGGGAAGAGCCTCCCGGCCAGCAAGGTGCCGGGTAACTACCTCCTCCTTCAACACGTCCACCGACTTAGCCTCTGATGACCCGGACACGGGAGCCGCCCAGTACATCGGGCGGCTGGCCCTGGGTCGGAACACTGGACGGGATACAGGGCCGAAGAGCAGGGGAAGCCCGAGCGACATGCGCTCGGGTGAGCCGTTCCCCTGTCCCAGGCGGCGCCACCGTGGCGCCTCCACACCCACTGAAGGAGATCGACAATGCGAGCTTACGACATCCCCACCCGGACGCTGACGGACATCGCGGCGGACATGGGCATCCAGATCGTCGGAGACTCCTCCTCGTTCGTGCTGCGGCCCATCAGCGGCTCGGACGCATGGCGGAAGGTCGGGCATCGGGGACGGCGCGTGAACGCCATCTCCTGGGACGGCCACTACGTCTTCATGGAGCGCGTCTTCAACGTCTGGCCCGAGGGCCGGATCAAGTCCTGCATCGCGGACTACCAGGGGTTGGCGGACTTCCACGCGAAGGCCCCCGGCACCTACACCGGGATGGGCTTCACCGCCTGACCGGGGAGGGCGCTTCGGCGCCTCTCCAGGCCCCTCCACTCGGAGGGACACCACCCACTAGAAGGAGGAACGACATGTCCGACAACACCTGCGACAACTGCGGCACGGTGTCCGAGCTTTACCACTTCGACGCCGAGGTCGAGGGCAACCCGTTCGACGGCGCCGCGCTCTGCGATGTCTGCGATGCCAACGGTCGCAACTGGGACGAGATCCACGCCGAGTACGCCCAGGTCGAGGACGAGATCGAGGTCGAGGACGAGGGCGGCTTCCACGCCGAGCTTCGGCAGATCATCGAGGCCGCTCCCGGCACGGGCCTGGAGATTCTCATCCCCCAGGCCGAGGCGCTTCTCGCCCTGCCCGAAGAGAGCGTGGCGGCGATGGTCGAGGCCGCTCAGAACATGCTCACGGCTGTCAGCGCCGCTCGCTGACGGGGAGGGAGCTACGGCTCCCGCTCCAGGCCCCCGGGGATCCGGGGACACCACACCCACGAAGGAGGAACGACATGCAGGATCGTGAAGTCGCCTACGAGCAGAACGTGACCGGGCTGGAGATCGCGTGGCGGGAGCGCATCGAGGGCTACGCCGCGAGCGCCGTCAGCAAGCTGGCGCGTGAGTTCCAGGACGACACCGAGGGCCTCCGCCTGGAGGCTACGCAGCTTGTCGAGGTGCGCCTCTTCGACTCCCTCCAGTGGGAGAACGTCAACGCCACCGACATCAGCGACATCAGCTACGAGGCCGTCAGCAAGGAGATCGACAGCCGCAGGTAAGCGGCGGGGAGCTTCGGCTCTCCAGGCACCCAGGGGAGGGAGGGATCTTGAAGCTCGATTCGTGCTGCCACGGTAACGCTCTGTTGCGCTATGCCAACGCACCGCGCCGACTCATCTCCCCCCTGCCCCTGGGGCCTCAACCCACCCACGAAGGAGACACCATGAAGACCGAGCTTTACACCGACATCGCAGCGGGTACGAGCATCGTGTTCGACGGCATCGACACGGTGAAGGTGGTCGTGGCCCACGCGCCGTTCAGCAAGCTGACGATGGCGCTCGACCTCGATGACATCGACCGCCTGCTGGCCGTGGTCGATCACGCCCGTGACCCCGAGCCTGACCTCGCGGAGTTCTTCACCGACGTGTACGCCTGCCAGACCCGCCCCGCCCGTAGGGCTGCGGCGGCGTTCGTCATCGCGGCTCCCGGCCTGACCGAGATCCTGCGATAGGGGAGGGGCGCGAGAGCGCCCTCTCCAGGCTCCCTCACACCGAGGGAGATACACCCACGAAGGAGGAAGCATGGCACGGACACACATCGTCCAGAAGGCCCAGAAGGATCAGGGAAGCTGCCAGTCACCGACCTGCTCGCATGAGAGCCGCGAGATCAAGATCGGGGACAGCTACAAACACTTCTCGATCCGGGCTTACAAGGGCGGACGCGGGACGAAGAAGGTCTACCACGTTGACTGCCACGTCCCGCAGTCACACCGCACCACATCGGCGCAGTTGGGCATGATCTACGACGCCCAGGAGACAGCGCAGGCCGAGTTGGCCGCGCTCGACAACACGGCCACGCCGGACGACTTCCAGGCCATCGCGGAGGGCGCAGCGCAGGGCATCCGCGAGGCAGGCGAGATGTACGTCGAGTCCGCCGACAACATGGAGAGCGGCTTCGGCACCTCGACCTACATCTCGGACGAGATCCGGGAGAAGGGCGAGGGCTGCGAGGGCTGGGCCGACGAGATCGAGAGCGCGGCCCAGGACATCGAGGAGTTCGATGAGGACTTGGCTCGCGGCGAGGCCGAAGAGGAGAACGACGCCGAGGACTTCGATGAGGAGTCCGAGCGCGACGACGCCATCGAGGAAGCCATCGAGGATCGTCGCCAGACGTGGTTCGATGAGCAGGTGAGCGCCATCGAGGACGCGATCAACAATCAGCCGTTCTAGGACGGCGGGGAGGTGGCTTCGGCCACCCTCCAGGCCCGGGGAGAGAGTCCCGGGTCACACCCACGAAGGAGGTACGAGATGAGCAAGAACCTGTTCACCACCCGCAAGGTGGCGCTCCCCGTTGTCTCGGGATCGAGTCAGATGGTGGCCGAGGGCGTTCTCGCCCTGGAGGCCCTGCCCGACCTGCTCCTGAGCATCGGGGACGACGCCGAGGTGTCCGAGATCCAGATCTGGGAGAACACCCCCATCACCGCGAGCATCTGCGTCGATCTCGGCCACGTCACCTACGGCTGGAACTTCGACCGCTGGGTCAGGGTCGGGTACTGATGCTCGGGGACATCATCTACTGGGGCCTGTTCGGCCTCATGGTGCTGGGCTTCATCGCCTGGATCGTGTTCGGTGTCATCGGCTGCGACCCCCTCGGCTACACCCGAGCGGGGGTCGAGAGCCTGCCCACCCGCAAGGACGGCAAGCCGTGAAGAAGCCACCGCTCCGCTGCGCCCGGTGCAACCGGGTCGTGAAGGACGGCCAGTACGTCTACTCACGGTTCACGAAGAACCGCTACTGCATCGCCCTCGACGCCTGCAAGGCGAGGGCAGCAAAGCGGACGAAGAGCAAGCCTGCGTGAGCAGGCGGGGAGGGAGCTTCGGCTCCCCTCCAGGCCCAGGGAGTCCTGGGTCACACCCACGAAGGAGGCACGACTATGGAAGCGAAGTTCGCCATCGTCACGGCAGCCACGGCGCGAGAGATCTACGCCTACCTGCCTGACAACTACGTCCTGATGGCCTGGAACCCCCTCGGGGACGACGGGCTGAAGACCGAGTACCTGATCGGCGGCGTGGACAACGCAGGCTGGACACTGGACGAGTACGTCATCCCCAGGTTCGCCAGCGGCTCGATCCCGGCTCGTCCCATCGAGGCCACCGAGGCCATCGAGTTCTTCCACGCGACACGCCGATGACTCACCGACTCACATACGTCGTCCACCGCGAGAGCGATGACACGATCACGGTCGAGGTTCGCACGGGCATCAACCACGGCAACCTCTCGGTCGGGTTCGTGGAGATCGAACTCACCGCAGTCGGGGCGAGAGTCCACGGCACCAACGGCAAGGACGACAGCGATGCCCCAGGGCAGATCGTCCTTCACGCCGAGGCCCCGGCATGAGCGAGGCATCCCACGTCGAGTGGTCGAGGAACATGTTCCACGTCCTCGCCATCGGCGGCGTCTGGGGCGTCCCGCGCTCGGGCCTGATCTTCACCCGCACGGGCGAGGACACGCTGACACTCACGGGGGTCATGCCCCATGAGGAAGGGATGCCGATCACCTGCGGCGAGTTGTTCGCCCAGCAGGCTGCCGACATCGAGCAGATCACGAAGTACATGGAGATGGCCGGGATCACGGTCATCGTCCCCGAGTAACGAGGAGGCGTGGCGCCGCAACGGTGCTACGCTCTCCAGGCCCCACCACCCTGGTGGGGACACACCCATGAAGGAGGAACACCATGCACCGCATGGAGAACATCACCGAGCTTCTGGCTCGGGTCGTGGCAGAGGATCGCCGCAAGCACGATGTCATCGCGGACACCCGCAGCATGTCCGTCGTCACGCCCGAGGGCGACGACACGACGGGCGACGTGCGGATCCTGCTCGACGGCCAGGACGGCCTGAGCGAGTTCAAGCTCACCGACCACGCCCTCGGGCAGGTCAGCACCGACCTCGGGATCCCGAAGCGGTACTTCGACCGCATGAAGGACGACGCGCCCGAGTTGTTCAAGTCCAACATCCACCACTGGCTCTACAACGAGCCGAAGGCACGGATGATCCGGGGCTACACCAACGAGGGCGACACGATGACGGGTCGGGCCTGGATGAGCGACAAGTTCCGGCGCCTCGACAACATCGAGATCGCCCGGACGCTCCTCCCGGAGTTCGACAACCTCGGCACCGCCGTCCAGTTCCATCAGGCGGCGATCACCGAGTCCCGGCTCTACATCCGCGCCCTCTTCCCCGCCATCGAGCGGGACGTGAAGAAGGTCGGGGACACGGTGCGCTGGGGGGTCGAGATCAAGAACTCCGAGATCGGGGCGGGATCGCTCACCATCTCGGGCTTCATGCTCGTCCTCCAATGCACCAACGGCATGACGGCCACGAAGGCCCTCAACGCTCGCCACGTCGGCAAGCGTGAGGACGAGGGCGTCCTGTCGAACGAGGCGCTCGCCGCCGACGACGTGGCCTTCTGGCTGGCTGCGCGGGACACACTCCGCGCCACCTGCTCCGAGGCCGCGTTCGCGGACATCTGCGACCGCCTCGACGGCCTCTCCGACCGCGAGGTGATCAGCCCCGTCGCAGCGACGAAGGTGCTGGGCAACGACCTCGGGATCACCGAGGACGAGCAGGAGGCGGTCATGCTCTCGCTGGCTGGCGATCCGAACGGGATCGGCAAGGGCCAGTGGGGGATGCTGAACGCCATCACGGCAGTCGCCCAGACGGTCGAGAGCTTTGACCGTCAGGCGGAACTGGAGGGCATCGGCTGGAAGGTCGCCAACCTCTCCCACGCCCAGTGGGACAAGGTCGCTCTCGCAGTCAAGTAGCACCCGCACCAGGGAGTCGAGGAGGGGCCGCGAGAGCGGCCTCTCTTCGTTCTCCAGGCCCCCCACGTCGGGGGTTCACCCATGAAGGAGGAAGCATGAGAGTCAAGTACGACGAGAAGAAGATCACCCCGGCTCGACTGGAGGTGATCCGCGAGGCGAACGCGATCCTGGCCGAGTACCAGCGGCAAGGCTTCACGCTCACCCTGCGCCAGTTGTACTACCAGTTCGTCAGCCGAGGGCTGATCCCGAACCGCGACTCCGAGTACAAGAAGCTCGGGGACACCATCGCGGACGCACGGATGACCGGGCGGATGGACTGGAGCCTGATCATCGACCGCACCCGCAAGCTGACGGATCTCCCCCACTGGGCGAGTCCGGCAGGGGTGATCGAGTCGGCCCTGCGCTCGTTCAACAACGACAAGTGGCGGGAGCAGGAGTACCGCTGCGAGGTCTGGATCGAGAAGGACGCGCTCGTTGGCGTCATCGAGCCGATCTGCGAGGAGCTTGATGTCCCGTACTTCTCCTGTCGCGGCTACACGTCACTGAGCGCGGCATGGGAGGCCGGACAGCGGATCGGTCGCCACGTCAACAAGGGCCAGAAGGTGAAGGTCATCCACCTGGGTGACCACGACCCCTCGGGCATCGACATGACCCGGGACATCGAGCGGCGCCTGCGCCGCTTCCTGATCCAGGATCACTACAACGCGACGGCAGACGGCAGCGACCCGAACGACTCCATCGACTTCGTGAACGATCACTTCGACGTGATCAGGATCGCGCTGACGATGGATCAGATCGACCAGTACAACCCTCCGCCGAACCCGGCGAAGCTCACCGACTCACGGGGAGCCGGGTACGTCGCGGAGTACGGCTACGACTCCTGGGAGCTTGATGCCCTGGAGCCGAGCGTCATCTCGGCGCTGATCGAGGACGAGGTGACCTCCTGGAGGGACGACATCCTCTGGGACGACGCAGTAGAAGAGGAGGAGCGGCAGAAGGCGCTGCTCCGCCAAGCCTCGCTCCGGTGGAGCGCGGTCGAGGAGTTCCTGACCACGGAAGGAGAGTAGGCATGAACCAGAAGACACTCGACGCCATCGTGGGGCGCCGCGAGCTTGAAGAGATCACCTCGCTGCGACCCACCCGGCTGAACGAGATCATGCGGACGGAGGGCCTCGGCTTCCCTGAGCCTGTCAAGGTGCTGCTCGACGGCACCCGGCTCTGGGACGCCGAGGAAGTTCGACAGTGGGCCTCGGCAAGGGCGGCGTAGTGGCGAAGCAGCGTGTCGTCACGATGGCCCTCGGCAGGGATGACCTGGAGGCGCTGAAGAGCGCCGTCAGCTTCACCCTGGAGAACGAGATCAAGACCGGGCAGCACCGCAAGCGGGTGAAGCTCTACTCGCTGAAGCGGCGGATCGGGAAGGCCCTGCTGAACCTGGAGGGGTAGTTACCCGCCCTGCTTGCCGGGAGTTCTTCGTTCCCGGACAGCCCTAAGAGATCGGAGCGGAGGAGCCTGAGCGGAGCGCAGATCCCCCCAGCCCATCTGGGGTGGATCTGGCGCGAGATCGGATCGGTATCACCGTCGCATCGCGCATACAGGAGGTGCTGCACCCGGGGGTCGGCTGTCCGGCTAACCCCACTCCTGGATCCCCGAGCCGAAGCTCGACAGCGGGTTGTTCGTCGCATCCGGGCGTTCTGAGGAGGTGGGTGTAGCCGACCCGACCGCTGGCGCTCCGCTCGTAGGGCTGGAGCTACCGCATGGCACCCGGGCGGCGGTCGCTGTCGAGAGGGAGGATCCGTGACCCGATGAAGGTGGCCTTCAGGGTGTGGATGAACTCCAACTCTCGGAGCGTCCCTTCTCGGTCGATGGCGAGCCGCTCCTTCAGGGCGGACATGAAGGCCATCTCGGACTCGTCGTAGAACGCTACGAGGCCAACGAAGTCGATAGGTTCCTCTCTCAACTCTTCCCTTCGCGGTGCATTGAGGGATAGACTTCATCCCGTCGAAGATCAGCGTCCTCGACAGTACACGATCCGGCCCCCTGTACTCAACTCCGGGGGTGCCGGACGTGGATCCGCCAGAGCGCGATAACGAGAGAGGCCCCTCGCGGGGCCTCTGTCGTTCTAGGAATGTCGTCTGGGAGCTACGTCAGCAGCCACCTCCCCACGGGCCGAGGCCGCTGCTGCCAGCGAGTCGCACCGCCGCCTTCAGGTGGGTGTAGGGGTTCCACATCCGCTGCCGGAACTGGGCAAGTGTCTCGCCCCGCCAGCGGTGGACGCCGTTCAGTTGCAAGAGGCCGTAGCTGCCGCCGTTGGAGTCTCCGTAGTTGGCTGCCCTCGGGTTGAAGCCCGACTCGCGGCGAGCGCAGCGGATCATTGTCTCACCCCGCCAGCCGTGGCCGAAGTATTGGTAGATCAGCGCCTTCATGGCCGCTGCCTCTCTTGCGTTGGTGCCGTAGTTGTCGGCCCGTGCGCTCTGCACGAACACGACGGCGAGCAGCGTTGCCATCAAGACAACGAGCATGGTGATCGAGCGCGTTCTAGTGATGATGTCGTCCTTCCTCTAGCTGTACCCCGGGTGTTCCCGGGGCCTGGGCGACGGCTCAGAAGAGCCGCCAGGGTCGAGCGATCCGCAGACCGTAGCACCCCGCACGGACGGGCAGCGAACGTCCGACCCGTGGTGTAGGGTGAGTGACTATGGATAGCCCTCAGTTCGTCACGTCGAGCCTCCCTCCTGTCGGGTTCCCCCGCAGGCTGCGGAAGCTCAGGCTGGAACACGGCTACACCCAGAAGGCCCTCGCGGAGATCGTGGGGATCCACTGGCGCACCATCGGCTTCTGGGAGTCGGGCAAGCATCGCCCGATGCCAGGGGACGCCATCATCCGAACCTCCGTGGCGCTCAACACCACGGTCAGGTTCCTACTAGAAGGGAAGCGATGAGCTACCAAGAGCAGGGAGGCGGCGGCGAGTCCGTCGTCGTCAACGGCACCGTCGAGGGCATGGAGGTGAAGCCGAACGGTCGCTACGTCATCAAGGTGCGGGAGATCGGCTCGCAGTCCAACTACGCGCTCAACCTCAACACGAAGGAGCAGGGCCTCGCCCAGCAGATGGGCAACTCCATCGGGCAGGCGTTCTCCTTCATCTGCGGCCTCTCCCACTGGACGAACCAGTCGGGCCAGCCCGTCACGTCGAAGTGGATCAACGGCGTGGCACCGCTCCAGGGCGGGGCGCCGCCGCAGCAGACCCAGCAGCAGTACGCCCCGCCGCAGCAGCAGGGCAACTGGGCGCCCCAGCCGCAGCAGCAGACCTTCCAGCCGCAGCCGCAGCAGCAGCCGCAGTTCCAGGGCCAGCCGCAGGGGTTCGCCCAGCAGCCTGCTGCCCAGCCGTTCACCCCGCAGGAGGACGGTCGCCCCACCGACGACGCCTACATCCGGCGCGTGTCGTTCCTCGCGGCGGTCGGGCCTGCGGTGGACGCGCTCGCCTACCTGCCCGAGGATCAGCGCACCGTGGCTGCTCTCGTCAAGATGACGGACTTCCTCGCCCAGACGGCGATCAAGCGCGGCCAGCACGGCTTCGGCCAGCAGGCCCCGGCCCCGCAGCAGCAGGCTCCGCCGCCCCAGCAGCAGCAGTACCAGGGCGAGCCGCAGCCGGACTACTCGGGCTACCCGGAGGCGCAGGGTGGCGTTGCCCAGGATGACGACATTCCGTTCGCCCCGGCGATCCACTGATGCCCAGGTTCACGGGAAGGTGGACGGCCCGGGTCGAGCAGGACTTCGACATCGAGGCCGACACGAAGCAAGAGGCGCTCGATCTCCTGGAGGAGGAGATGACGCCGCTCCGCGTGGTCGAGCTTCAGGACTTTGAGTTCACCATCGAGGAGGCGTCCGATGACGACTAGCCCGGTGCCGATCCCACCCGGCGAGCGGAGGATCGGGCCTCGGGATCGCCCCTGCATGGACGGCCAACTCGGCCACCCGTTCTCGCGGGTGGTCGTGTCCGTCCGCTGCGGCAACCACTCGGCCTTCAACGGCTACCACTTCACCCCGTCCGACTACTCGGGCGTCTACTGCGGGGCCTGCGGGACGCCGTGGCGGACGAAGGCCAAGTACGTCGGGATGCTGAAGGATTCGGGATGACCGCCGAGGCGCTGGTCGAGCGGATCAAGGCCCGGGGAGGGCGCATCTACACGATGCCCTCCCGGATGGTCTTCGTCCTTACCCAGGACGTGGAGCTACGCGACGGCCTCATCTCCCTGGGTGGGCGCTACCACTCGGGCGTCGGGCTGGCGGGGTCGGCGGGGTACAAGCGAGCGCGTGAAGGTGACGCCCTGGAGTGGGACATCTGGATCCACCAGATCCCCGTCGAGGGCGACACGTCCATCTACACGGCGGCAGGCGGGAAGCTGCCGCCCCTGGAGATCGAGGCGTGATCGACCTGTCCGTCGCCCGGGTGTGTGAGGAGAGGTGCGCCACCTGCATCTTCGGCCCGAACTCTCCGATCACCCCGGCGCGGCGCGACGAGTACGAGCGGATCTGGCGCCGCAAGGACAGGTTCCAGAACTGCCACTACGGCACGACCACGGGCGACAAGGCGCTCGTCTGTCGTGGCTTCTACGACTGGTGCCACGCGGTCGGCTGGTTCCCCACCCTTCTACAACTGGGAGAGCGGCTCGACCGGATCCGCTTCGTCCCCGTACCCACCCTGGAGGATGCATGAGCTTCAACCTGGACGACTTCAACATCGAGACAGCACCACCACCGCCCGTCGAGAAGGTGATCCCCGACTGGTGGAAGATCCCGAACCGCTCCTGGTCGGCCACGTCCCTCTCCATGTTCGCTCGCTGCCCCGAGCAGTTCCGCCACCGCTACGTCCTCGGTGAGAAGCGGCGCCCCGGGCAGGCGCTGGTGATGGGGTCGGCGTTCCACTCGGTCGTGGAGGCGAACTTCTCCCAGAAGATCGAGAGCCATGAGGACATGACCGTGAAGGATCTCACCACCCTGCTCACCGACCAGATCTGGGCAGCCGAGATCGAGGATCAGCAGAACTACGGCGGCGAGATCGAGTGGCAGGAGAAGCAGGACACCTGCCTCTCCAACACGATCCTGATGGTCGAGGGCTACCACGAAGGGGTCATGCCCCGCGTCCAGCCGCTCGCCGTCGAGGAGAAGCTCGACATCGACGTGGGCCTGCCGATCTCCCTGATCGGCTACACCGATGTCCGCACCGAGAACGTCCTGGTGGACATGAAGACCACGAAGACGGCGCGGCAGTCGGTGAAGCCGGACTGGCAGCTTCAGGCTCGGATCTACGGGATGGCGCGGAGCCTGCCCGTGGACTTCCACGTCGTCAGCCCGAAGAAGATCATCACCCCGCTGGAGTTCCCCGACCTGTCCGTCATCCCCACTGACCTCCAGAAGATCTCGACGCTGGCGATGGTGCAGGAGCTTGGCCTCCGGGCCAACCGCTACATGATCGAGTACGGCCCCTTTGAGACATGGCCGACGTTCGGCGCCATCAACGAGCAGTACAACAAGTCGATCTGCGGGTACTGCGGCTGGGCCGCGACGTGTCCCGCAGCGGGAGGAGGGGCCGTGGTCAACGAGACAGCCCTGGTCGATCAACTGAAGGAGTCGGTGGAGGCTCTCAATGCCCAGGGATAGGGACGAGATCTGGGATCAGCTTGACCTCCACTTCGGCCCTGTCCGCACGAAGGGCGAGCGCGGCAGGCGCAACGTGGCGGTGAAGGAGCTACGCGAGGCGGGGGCCACCCCGCAGGAGGTGACCATCGCCTACGAGTGGTGCCGCAAGAGCTTCACCACCTTCACCGAGGTGGCTCTCTGTCAACACTTCGGCAGGGCGCAGCATGAGAGCATCCAGCACGGCCCGACGACGCTCTCCCTGGTGCAGAGGATGGCCGAGGGTGACTAGGGACGAGATGGAAGCAGCCTGGATGGTCGGGGAGCGCCGCAACAAGGCAGCCGGGGGGCGGGGAGCCAAGCACCTCTACGGCTACACGCCGGACGCCCAGCAGGAGAGCAACACCCACGCCGAGTCGGCGGTGTCCGAGGCCCTCGTCGCAGAGGTGACAGGCAGGCGTTGGCTCTCCACCGGAGATCAGCGTGACCCCGGGGGAGAAGACATCGAGGGCGGGATCGGCGTCCGTTGGTCGCACCACCCGAACGCGAGCCTAATCATCCACCCCGAGGATCCCGACTACCTGAAGATGGTGCTTGTCACGGGCAACGCTCCGAGCCAGATGATCCGGGGATGGCACCCGGTGGACGAGTCGAAGCAGACCCAGTGGTGGAGAACCGATGTCCGCTACCCCGCCTTCTTCGTCCCCCAGGCTGTCCTGCGGCCCGTCATCCAACTGAGGCTGCACCCGGCCCAGGCTCCGCCCCCAGAGGTGCATCCCTACTGCAAGCCTCACGCGAGCCACTTCTGCCCCTGCTGTAAGCCTCACCTCTACGACCCCTACGACCCCGAGGACGCGAAGAAGATCGAGGGCTGGAAGAAGATCGCGCCCATCGTTCTCATCGGAGGTACGCCGTGAAGCCAGACGAAGCGCGAACGCTTGCCGGGTTCCTGAAGGGGGCCTTCCCCGCCATGACCGAGGAGCAGGTAGAGGTGTACGAGTCGAGCCTCCTGTTTGAGGACGCCACCTTCGCGTCGAAGGCGATCCTGGCCGGGATCCGGGAGTGGAAGTTCCCGCCCAGGTACGCGGAGATCGTGGAGCGGATTCGGATCCTGAAGCGGGAGGCGGGGATCGCCACCGCCGTCCCCGAGTACACGCCCGAGCAGGAGGCCGACTTCTCCAAGCCGATCCCCTTCTGGGTGAAGCGGTGGGTCGTGGCCCGGTTCGTGATCGACCCCCGGGACATGCGCCCGTTCCAGGAGAGCTACCCCGGCTCGCAGGGGCAGCTTCCCGTGGGGGAAGGCGACGAGTGGATGCCCGAGGGCGAGTACACCGAGCAGGCGAGGCGCGTCACCGACCAGCAGGTGAGGGCCGCGATGGCTCGCCTGTCCACCGCCGAGCTACTGGCGGGGCCATGACCGCCCGGATGGAGAAGGTGCGGGAGGCGCTGGAGCGGTACTACGACGCATCGGCGCGACGGGGCAGCATCTCCGCCGCTCTTGCCGAGGTAGAGGAATGGGAGGCGCGGATGGGCAAGTTGTCGCGGGTGCCGATCACGCCCGAACGGCTGCGGGAACTTCAAGAGGCAGAGGTTCGCGCCGAGGCAGCCGAGGCCAGCCTGGCGTTGCTTCGTGAGGGCATGGAGCGCATGAAGCGCGGAGCCGACAACGCAGCGTTCCACTGTGAGGCTGCGGAGGCAGAAGCCGACAGACTCAGGGAGATGTTGAAGGAGTTGCTCCCGTGGGCTGGCAAGCAGACGTTCGTCAACGACGAGGTGTGGGTGAAGGCTCGCGCCCTCGTAGAGGAGGATGAATGACCCTCCCCCTGATCGACTCCTGGGACATCCAGCCCGTGAAGGGTGCGGCCTACAAGGTGAACGCCGACTGCGCCAACCCGCGCTGCCGCTCGGCTGCCGAGCATGGGCATCACCTGTCCCGGCGCTCCCAGGTGATCGGTGACCAGTGGTGGATCCGGCTGCCGGACGGGCTGGTGATCGGCAACGTGATCGGACTCTGCGCTCCCTGCCACGCGCTCGTCACCAACCAGGGAGGTAAGGGCGGAGGCCACGGGGCGGCGATCCGCTGGATCGAGAACGCCCTCTGGTGGTGCGACATCGAGCCGACCACCACGGGTGTCGTCACCTACCGCCCCTACGCTCCCTGCTCCTGGCAGACGCCCCACGGGGACGACGCCACCACGCTCGGACTCGACGTGGGGCCGAAGGAGTGTCCCACCTGCGGACGCTCCCATGAGGCGCCGAAGAAGGGGCCGAAGCGTCCGGCCCGTAAGCGTAAGACGTGGACGGTGCAGGTGCCATCCGACGAGGAGGACGGAGCGCAGGTGATGGACGAGATCGTGGACGGTATCGTCGCTGCCTTCGACATGGAACTCGACGGCGGTGCGCTGACCCGCTACCACGCTCTCTCCAGGGCGGGGGCCTTCGTCCTCGTCAACCGTTCCGCGATCCCGAAGGAGGCGAAGGGATGACACACCCCTTCCCGGCAGAGCATGACCAGCAGCAGGCCGAGGCCATCGACATCCTCCGCAAGGCGGGGTCGTTCATCCTCATCCACTTCCACGACACGGAGGGAGGGCATTGTGGAACCCCGGGCTGCGTCGAAGACCACCCCTCGATCCGCACCACCTCGGTGATCGCCTCCTGCTCGACCGAGGATCTCCACCGGGCGATGTCCTCCATCGGGGAGGAGATCATGGTCACCCAGTCCATCGAGACACTGATGAACCTGCATCCGAACCAGCGCGAGCAGATCGCGGCGATGCTTCGACAGGAGGAGGGCGCCTACCTCCGCCTCCGGGACGATGACGAACGAGCCTGAGATCCAGGAGGACGGGCGCTGCGTCCTGCCCTCCTGTCACAAGGTGATCA